GTTGTAGTCCCTTATCCAGAGTCACAATCTTCACATAATTTTTGGCAAAATATACTGGATCATCCTTACACTTAACAAACTCAATAATTTGCTCTTGTGTGAATTCAATTGGAGTATTTGCCTTTTTTAAAAGGGGATTACCAAGATATACGTCAGACATAATAAAACCTACATATTAATTACAATTCCAGCGTCTAAGAGCTTTATTAATTTTTGAGTCTGGGTCTCTGGCAGTTTCAGATGAAGTTAATCTTTTTTTCATTCCTTTCATACGACTACAAAATGATTTACGACGTTCTGCCCTCTTTCCACTTGGATTTTTTTCAGTAACGGCAGTCTGCAATTTTGAACCGGGATTCTCTCTGCGATATGCATTAACTGCTTTTTGACTTAAACCATCAGTTTTATCTTGGCGGTTTACTTTCTGCCAGTCTTCATCAATTTCAACTTGCTCTCCCATAGGTTTTACATAATTTTTATTTGAACCAATCTTTGGTGAACTTCCTCCCTGTGGTCCAAATGCTTGAATTAGTGGTTGTCCGTGTACAAATTCGGAAACTGAATGATAAATTACATTTGAACTTGGATAAACCTTTTGAAGTTCATCAGAAATTTCTTTACGTGTTGGGAGTTTTGATTGTGGAAAAAACATCTTAACGGAATAATATTTTCCTCTCCACGAAAGAGTAACTGCAATTACATTTCCAGTTTGTGCTTGAAGACGTGTTGCTTCATCCATTTGAGATTTGAATCCTTTTATTGGATCTGGTTTAATAATATCGACTACTTCCACAAAAGTATTACCTTCGACATCTTCGATTGTCTCGTCTTCTTTCACACAACGATTGTATGTTTTCCCAAATAATTTTTGCGTACCTTTCTTTTTATATCCAGGCCAGCATTTCATCTCTTCCATTTCTCCACTATTTACATAATCTGCTGCAGTATCAATATAATCTGCGGCTTTTGTAATTTTAGATTGTACCCAAGCTTCAAGATTTCCCTCCCCCTTTCCAACTTTCTGCTCTAACCTTTTGAGTGCATCATGGATTGTTTTTAATTCCGATCTTGCCATCGAATATTCTTCGTCCTTTACCGAGACCTTATCCCAAGCTTTTTCGCCATAAGCACATTCGGATCTAGACTCTCTTTTATTGCATAAAGGGCAGTATCTTTCTTCTTCGTGCATGGTTTCCTCCGTTTTAGTTCCCCAGTTTGCTGCACCAACTTTTCTACACTTTACAAGTGCTCCTGATGCATATGCGCTAGGCCAAACGCTATAGCGAGACTTTACCTTGTGATAACAGGCATCTTTCTTACCGCTACTCTTTCCTGGTTTATCTTTTACTTCTAGCAAATCCATTTCTTCTGTTCTTACATTGGTCGGTTTTGCACCACCAGTTTTTTCTGGTTGATTTGGATCCAATCGATTTTTTCTTCTTCTTGCTTTCTCTTCTTCTTCTGGTGAAAGATTTGCTGCCATTTTAGAACTTCCACATTTTGGTGTAGAAGTTTGACCAGGTTGGCGGGCACATGGTTTACCTGCCCATTTCCCTCCCAGTTGAACCCATCCTTTTTTTCCGTCAGATGATTTTGATTTTCCAAACCAATCACGAAGACCTTCATCTCCGGATTTAGTTTCTTCATAAGCAAGACCTCTTTGAGTATGCTTAATTTCTCCCTTTTGCTTTGCGATTAATTTTTTGGATGTAGTGGCAAAATTTGCGTTGGGATTTTCGTCTGGAACTAATTTTGGTTTTTTGTCATATTCGTCAACATCGCCATCATTATCCCAATCAACATACTGAACAGTTGCATGATTAATGGACTGCTTTAAATCCAAATTTGGATCTAACTGATGTTGCTTTCCTTTTAGATGTGGCGTTTTGTGTGAGAATTTTTGGTTCTTCATTCAACTGGTTTTGATTTAGTTTCTTCACCTTTTGCTCTTTTTTTTCTTGCCGCACAATAAGCACGTTGAGAAAATCCTTTTGGATTTGAGCAATCAATACTCTTTTTATATTTATTCGTCCACTCTTCTTGAAACTTCTTAAAACTCTTCATTTTCTGTTTGTTGCTTGAGTAATTTTGCTAGTTCGGCAGTTGAACCAACAAATAATGCATTATTAACTGTTGTTGGACCCTTCTGCTTTTCTTCTTCAATATCTTTAAGTTTCTTTTGAAGATCCATTAATTTATCTGTTGCATCGGCAACATTTTTAATAAGTTGACCAGCAACCTCATATGCTCTGGGCATTTCACTTTCTTGGGCAAGTTCCAGAATACCATTAATTGCCTCTTGACCTTTTTCTATCAGTGAATATAAGTTTCCCCTCGTATATTCATAGTCCTTTTTAACATCATTCAACTCGGAAGATATCTTTTCTATTTTATTTAATTTATTGTCCGGTTCGATAGAAACTATTTCTCCATCAACATTAAAAGTTTCATTTAATTTATCGAACTTTTTAGTCATTTTCATATTTATTAGAAACTATCACTGAATCCAAAATCATCACCCTCTTCTATCAATACATCATCTTGGCTGGTGATTGATTTTACTGGAGATCCAGCTAAATGAGAAGTAATAGTTGTATCATCCTTTCCCCTTTCAATAGTTAAAATATTACCTGATTTTGAAAGAACATATATTTCTTCACCTTCAAGATCTAGGTATGTATTTGTTGAAATTGAACTTGCATCATTTACCTCAATCAATACATCCTCTGTACTAATATCCTTGGTTAAATTTGTTAAGGTTATACCAGTATAATTTTTAATTGCCCTTGGTTCAACTGAATAAACAATATCTCTTATTGGAGATGTATTTGAAGGAGTACCAAGAGCATATCCAAGAGACGCTTTTTTGATAATGTCTTTGGAAGCAGAGGAAATAGGGCCAAAAAGATAAGTCTTTGCCGTAAATCTTAATGTATATACCAATACTCTTCTGGAAGTAAAATCACCCTCATAATCATCTTGCATTGTGATATTTTCCAGAACTACTGGAATATCTCTTTTTTCATTGATCGTATCAACCAAATTAATGGTCATTGTATAAGCTGGTTGAAAGTAAGGTAAAATTTGTTCAACTATTTGAAGTGCATCATCATTTAATTTCGACATAATACTTAACTCAAATTGCATATTATAAGGAACCGGTAGATATGCTTTTTTTGTCTCCTTCCCATCCTCCACAGACTTTGATGTAAAGTATTGGGTAGTTGTTGATTTTCTAGTAGAATCATAAGTCAACCCAGTAAATTCAAACGACATTCTGGGTAATGTAATTTGAACAGGTTTATTTAAATTTGGAGATTGGTTAAGTCTTGCTAAAAATTTTTGAGTTGGTCCATATGCAAGAGGTACTTTTATCTCGCTAATCACATTATCCGAATTGTTGGTGTGTTTAATGATTATCTCATTAAACAAAGAACCAAATGCAATTACAGTGTTTCTTAAAATTTCGTTATAAAAATACTCAAACATACAACTAACTTATTATACTACTATTTAATCAATTAATAACAAATATTTATATCTAAGGCATCCCAAATGGATTTTTTTCGGTAAAATCAATTATGTTATCCGCCTCATTTTCAATTTCATCATTAGACGCAAACCCATCATTAACTGGAAATGCCTCTACAGAACGTAAATAATACGAAGCGTTTGATTCAGAACCAACAATATTTTCTCCGGCAATAAAATCTCCGGTAATATTTGATACCTGTAGAATATTAGTGGTTAAATTCCAAGATTTAACCACCGCAGTAGTACCACTCTGAGAACCGGTAACAAGTTCATTAAATATAAAACTGCCCGTTGCAGTGATTAGGGGATTTCCAATAGTAATGGTCGGAATTTCCGTATATCCAAGACCAGCATTTGTAATATAAATTGATGTAATTGATCCTGCAGCAGAAACAACTGCTGTAGCAGCTGCAGATACTGTGGAAGTTCCACTAAATGAAATTGTAGGAGGTAATACATATCCAGATCCACTATCAGTAATTGTAATTATTCCAACAATACCATTTCCTATTGAAGCAATTCCAGTTGCACCTTTACCACCACCTCCAATAAATCTTACTTTGGGAGCAACCGTATATCCATATCCAGGGTTTGTAATTAATACTTCTTGAACTGATTGTGCGTTTGGATTGATATTAGTGTTACAAACAACAATACCACTAATCATTTTAGCTATTGCACTTGCAGTTTCTCCGCCAATGGGTGCTGAAGATAATCCAACAGTAGGAGTACTTGTATAACCTCCCCCACGATTTGTAACTGAAATAAATCTAACCCCACCATTTACAATTGATACATTTGCAGTTGCAGTAACACCAGATCCAACCATGATGAGATTTGTAATATTTCCTGAAGGGATTTTATCTGGATCACTAAAATCATTTCCACCAATAATTTCATCTATTTCATCAATACTCGTATCAATAAGTTCATCTTCATATCTAAAGAGTTCGCACCTTAATGTATAAGTATAGTTTTCTAAAAGTTGATAAAAAGGTTTTTCGTGTTCAACATACTTAACTTCAAAGAGTCTTTTTCCCAATGGAAAATAAATTATATCCCCTTCTTTTGGTCTGTTTGATACCTTTATGTTTGATTGATTTTTAATTAAAGGTGAAATGTAATTTTCATATCTTTCTCTCGAAACTACCAACGTTATTTCATTGAGTGCTTGAATTCCAAACTTTGAAAGAATAGTTGGATTATCACTATATCCGTCATAGTTTTCTACATATGCCTCAATTGGGTATGCACTATTAAACTCTGATTCGATAACTTCTCTTAATACTGTTTTTTCCGTAATAAATTGTCTAGGAAGATAATGAACTTCTACCCCATACATTCTCAATTGTTCATTAATCAAGTCTTGAATTAATCCTTGTTCTGTTTTAGAACCTTGAAGAAAGAATGGATTTAGCATTTTACTAACCAATCATATCTAGAGGAGGGAGTTCATAAGTGCTGGACATTTTCTCCATCAGCATATCAATTTCTTTCTGACCATCATCAAACATTTGTCTACCATTTAATTCCACACCACCGGGAAGTTTAACGCCCGTAAATTTCATCATATTCTGTCCCCACTGCCTTTTTATGAGTGAGGTTAAATACTGCTTTAGAAATGAATCATTCCACACTTTAGAATAC